ATAAAAAATTCTATCACCACCACCATTCCTGTAGATGCCAATAACACCATCATTGAAGAATATATCTCCATCTTTAAACTTTTCTATCTCTTTCTCAATGGTGATAACACCATCCTTTATCTTGGCTGTGCAGCCATCGGGGATGTTTATCTTGTCCCCACAAGTCAAAATTATTTTCATTCTGTTTCTATTATTTGTCCATTTTTCAGTTTATACCAAGTGTTTTCTTTAATTGTCTCACCATCAACCCTAACAGCTTTTACTTGTAGAATAACATCACACTCATTTCGCTCGGTAAGAACAAGCCAGCAACCTAAAGCCCCACAAGCTTTACTGCCTCTTCCTGTCACTATGGCGATTGACTCTTTGCCCTCAACTTTCGCAGCGGAGCAGTTGCCTGTGTTGGTGGCAGCAGAGCAGTAGCCTGTGTTGGTGGCAGCAGAGTAGTCGCCGGTGTTGGTGGCAACAGAGTAGTCGCCGGTGTTGGTGGCAGCAGAGTAGTCGCCTGTGTTGGTGGCTATGGAGCGGTTGCCTGTGTTAGTGGCAACAGAGTAGTAGCCTGTGTTGGTGGCTATGGAGCGGTCGCCTGTGTTGGTGGCTATGGAGCGGTCGCCTGTGTTAGTGGCAACAGAGCAGTAGCCTGTGTTGGTGGCAGCAGAGTAGTCGCCGGTGTTGGTGGCAGCAGAGTAGTCGCCGGTGTTGGTGACATTGTCATCTTTCCAATTAATTTTATCAAGAATGAATTTTACGCCAGCATTTATTATGCCACTCAATCCAATCTCGCATTGAATGCGAATTTTGCTGCTCGCGATTTTGTCTGGACCTCTGTCAATAGTCCCGCTCTGTTCAACCTCGCAATATCGGCTGTTATTTGGATGGTAATACCCAAACACATCCATTGGGTTCTCGCAGGCATGAAAACCATTCTCACAAACCTCTATCTTGCCTTTTTGTTCATACTCTTTGCCTACCTCGTATTGGAAGTCACGGCAAGTCATGTCGTTGTTAAAGCCCTTATAGGCTTTTATTTTTTCTGTTTCCATAATCTTCTATTGCTTTAAATATTTCATAAATCACTTGCGGCACTATGGCGTTGCCTAGAGCTTTAACGCTTTCTGCTCGCCACTTTGGAAAGGTAATGTTAACCAATCCAAGGGAAAGCCCATCATTTCGCTGACAAACAGGGGATTGAGTAGGGAAGTCTGCCCAACTCGCCTTGCGACTAAATGCTTTAAATCCGTGTCTCGATTGTGTGTTTTGCTTTCCACTGGCGTTCCTGCATTTTTGTCCATCGCCGTCGGGGTGGGAAGAAGTTTCCCAGCTGCTAGGTCTTTCAGCATTGCCGTCAATCCTTTCCCCATCTGCGAGTTTGGGTTGTACTTCGTTGTCCATTTTTCGCCCTCCGCTGCATTTGGTGTCGGCAGGAGCGTGAGGTTCATCGGTATTGACTTCCCATCCTTGTTTACCTTCAAACCCTGCGTCTGTACGGTGGGCAACAATCCATATTCTGTCCCTCCTGTGGGGCGCACCAACGGCACAAGCTGGAATAACAAACGGTTGGACTGAATATCCCTCACGTTCAAGACCTTGGCATATTTCTTCGATTGTGTAAGGTTGTTCCTCTCGCGTTCGGTAACTCTCATTGAATAGAGAGGTTTGACTACCCACTTCAAACTCCTCGCCGGGCTGTACCATCGTGACGAGCCCAGCAACGTTCTCGCCAACGACCCAAGTGGGCTGTATCTCGCGTATTGCTCGCAACATATGCGGCCAGAGGTAGCGGTCATCTTCCGCTCCAAGTCTCTTTCCTGCCATTGAGAACGGTTGGCAGTTGTGGACAGCGATGCCCCAAACATTGTATGAGTGTTCATCTTTTACTGATAAGTTATATACGTTATTAATTTCTCTTTTCGTTTCAACGGACTTAATGTTACACCAAAGAAACCCATATTCATAGAAACCATATCTGTCACTATTGCTAACGGTCACGCAATATTGTGGCCTTTCGTTTACAGTCCTATTCTCAATAACACAAGCCCTATTAACGGTTTTCTTGCTGATGCTTACAGGGCATTTGAAAGTATCGCGTGCTATCTGCGCCATATCTAGTGCTAGTTTTTCGCTAACAGTCGTGACTTTAAAACTCCCTCCCTTATCTATATATCCGTCAGCCATCCATCCCTTGAATAAGGCAGATTTCCTTTCTGCATCCAGTTCAAAGCACTGAGGAGAAAGGTGTTTGCCGTGTGCATATTTTCCAAAGTCTTGCAAGAAGTCGCACAACCACTTGTCACAGATAATGGCTTTAAACACGGACTTCTCTTCTGAAAGAGTGTATTTAAATCCTGCTCTCTGTATGATATGATGCAAGCGTGTTATATTTTTCTTTCCACAGCAAATGTAAACCTTATGGTTCGTTGAGTTTACGCGTGACCCGCGATGCCCTTTTGGCATTTTGCTTTTGCGTTTTGCGCAGTCTGTCCACCCGTCTGCCAACCATGTGCCGACTAATTTCCAAAAATCAATTGAAAAAGACTTATCCGCGCCTTCATGAATAGGATAACCAACCTTATCTCCTTTCTTCATATCACCTGCCTTTACATATTGTGGCGGCAAATAACAGTTTCTTCCCCTCTTTGTTATCTTTTTACGGATATAGAATGGATGGTTGGGAGTACATTTCAACGAGTTGTACATACCTTGTGCCCTCATATATGTAATCATATCGGCAACATGGCTCATAGTACACTCTACCGTATGGTATTTCCCATCAGTTGATAGAACTTCTTGTCCGTTTCTGACCTCTTCAATAGAGGTAAAGCCATCCTTAGTTAGAACCGGCGTACCTGCGACAAAGCAGGGAAATCCCCCTGTGAGGATGTCGACTTTCCCTCGCCAAGAGGTAAAGTCTGTTGTCGTGATGTCTTCATAACTAATTGAATTTGGGTACCAGTATCCTAAAACTTTCCGTGGGAACTCATTTATTTCACAGTGGAATACGTTTTGCCATTCCATCCACGTGGCAGCGAGTTCCGCTCCGCCTATACCAGAGAATAAGCTTGCATGTTTCATATTTATTTATATTTTCCAAACATATTAGGCTCATCCGTTTGGCGGATGCCAAGGATAGCATTAACTCGTGCTATCTCGGCGTCCACCTCTTTTTCAACGGTTTTACACTTGTTTAGTACCGACATGTTTCGGCTCTTTGCATACGACCTTTGTAAATCGCGCATTCGCGAAACTTTGTCGAAAAACTCACGACTATTCATTGGCGGTCTTTTGGGGTTCGTCCTTATGAAGATATACGTCAAGGATTTTCGTTTCCTCAACTTTCACCACCTCGTAATTGAACGTAGTAGGCGACATGACATCGTGAATGTATTTTTCGGCTTGTGCGGTCGATGCGGCTTGAACCAAGTAGATTACGTTCTGACGCTTCTCCTTTCCCGATTTTTCGTCAAGCATGATTAACGAAAGTTTGGTCTTGTAATACTTGTCGTCAGCCTCTTTGTCTGAAAACAAGACCTCCTTGTATTGCGCCTTGCGGATGTCCTTTATCTCGGCCTCACCCTGCACGTATGCGGACATTTCTTCGATGATGCGCTTCTCTGCCTCGCTCCACGTCATTGCGTCTATGGCGTACGCCTCCGTAACCATCTTGACAAGGCCGTCTTCTTGCGTTTTCTCGTATTTGAATTTCACTTCGAAAAATTGTGCTATATGACTTTTCATTTTTTATTGTTTAAAATATTGTTGTTAAATAATTATATGTTTATTATTACCCAATCATTTCGGGATCGTTCTGTATGTCTCCTACTACCAAAGCCTTACCTCCGTAGTCTGCCACGACGAAACCGTACAGCGACCACGACTTTTCGCCCTTAATCGGTCTTGTGGCAAACCACATCGTAGCAATAGCCGTGCAGCCACTTTTTGTTCTTGGTATTCCAGCCCCTGAACTTAATCTGACTTTTCATTTTCAATTTCCCTTTTGATTATTTCGTTGATTTCGGCCGCACTCTTGTAGTCCTCGTTCTTTACGAGCTCGCTACGTAAGAATAGCAATTGGTTAACGAGAACCATTCTGTAGCGCTTATTTGTATAGTTAAGGTACTTCTCAACACGGTTAGCCAATTTCTTGAACTCCCGACAGATGTAGAGGATGCAGCAGGCATTTGCGATTACCAGCAGTGCATAAGCGATTATTTTAACGTCTTCCATCATACGAACAGTTCTAGTTGTTGGGGGTTGTACAATGATTTAAATTGGTTAATCCTAACCATCGCCTCGTTGAGTTTCGGTAAGACAGATACTCCCCTTGCGCGACTTTTGTCTTCTTCTTCGTCATCGGGGATTCCTCCCCGAAAAGCGATGTCGTCAAGCACTTGTTGGCAGCATTTCTTTGCCATATCAAGTCCAGCTATGATGGCCTTTTTCTCATTGTCAAACCCCTTGTCTGCATCTTCGACAAAACGCGTAGGGGAACTTGAATATCTATCCCAAAAGAATGTCGACACGCCGAAATCCCATCGTCCATTGTCAGATTTTGCGGTCGTAATTTTAATCTGGCAGACACTGTTCTTCCAATCTATGCAGACGCGCGGTGTCATGCATACTCCGTGAATATTGAACCCGAACTCCCCATGCTGGTGCACCACCTCCGAGCAGGAATGTGTATGCACCCATTCCAACCACTCGTCGCAGGTGAACTTCCGCCCGTCACACGGGCACCTCATAAAGTATTCTCTCTCCATCTTGTTTCGTTATTGTAATTTGTCAAAAGACCTTGTCTTCGACACATTTGTACCGCTCTCTCGATATAGCATTGGACGTTCGACTTTGCCGTTTCCCCGCTTAGCCCCGTTCGCCAAAATTCGGCTTGCCAATCTTCTAGGCTCATATTGGTGGAAACGCGGTATTTAAGCATAATGTCGTTTATTTCTGTACATCTCTCGTACTCTTGCCTTTCCTTGAATATCTCACGGATATTCGCAAGCACGAAGCCGCCATATCGCAGTAAGATTTTTTCAAATACGTTCATTATGGAATTATATTTACAAAAACATGGCTACTCCCAATCATATTTCAACCAAGCGAAACGTTTGCGATGCTGGATATACTGCATGTCGTGTTGGCGGTCGTACGCCTCGCGCTCGAATGCCACATTGCGGTACGCTTTGCGCCAATTCCAAAAGTAGAGCATTGTCAAGGCGAAATCAATAATGTAGAGTAGGTAGAACCCGATGAACCAAAGTTCTTTTTCTTGCTCGTAATGGATACACTCGTGGTTGTAGTCCGTGCTTGTGAAGCGCGCCCTTTGGTCGTTCCTCACGACTATCCAGTGAAGCAATGTTATCGCTTTGTACCCCTTGAAAGGAAACCAGCTACAATAAACGATTTTCATTTCGCCGACCCTTTCTTCATCAACTCTTCCACCAGCACCTCGTCTTCCGAAAGCCCCGTCGTGAGGTGTACTCTCAGGGGCGCGTCTTTGATTTTTGATTTCTTGTTGTCCATATCGTCTTAAATAATTTTGCTTTTGTCGTTTCTTTTTCGCTCTGTCGCATTCAAATGTGTTAAGTGATACCTTGCAGGGGTAATGTCGTTTTAACTCGACAGGCGTAAAATTTCACGGCTTTTGTTGTTTTCTATTCATGTACTCCTCGTAACTTATCGCCTCCGAGGCCTGCCTTTCCCGCTCTTTCTCACGCTCTTCAGCTTCGTGTTTGGCTATTGCCTCGGCTCGCTCTCTTCGGAAAACCAACAGCGCGGAGGTAATCACCATCGGGTCGACGTTGCCGTAGAAGCGTCCGTACCGACCCGCCTTGAAGCGCGAGAAGAAAAGCATCAGTTCGGTTGTCTTGAGGTAGAAGTACTCACTTGCGATTACCCTCGCGCACTCTTCCAGCTGCGCATCGGTGAGTTTACCCTTACATCCGCAATACTCGGATAGGTTCAGCAACTGCGGAACTAGCCACGATGTCGGCATATTCTTTCCATAGGCCGACCGTAATGTTCCCAGCGTGGGGGCAGAGCCGAAATGGCATCTGTCGGGATGCTCGCCGAACTCCACTTGGCGGTCGGGGTTGAAGAGACACATGAAGTTCTCGCGGTCGCCATACCTAGCGAGGCACGCCTTGGCCATTAGCCGCTCGGGCATCGTCTTCGGCAAAGAGCCTACGGACGATATTGGTTGCCGCTTCAACTCGTTGAGCCGCTGATTGATTACTTGCTTGATTTCCATTCACTGCCATTGTTTGTCGGTTATCGAAGTTGCCGTCCAAAACCTTGGGAAAGTTGTTGGGGCGAAATATCCATTCGAAGCTTGCGATGAAGCCACGTCCGCCGCCTCCGTTGAGGAAGTCGCTCTTTGCGGCTTTCGTTATGGACTCCCGCACGGCGTCGATGCCGTACTCACGAACCCTCGCTGTTAGGAATGCCAGCCTTTGCCCTTTCAACTTTCCGCGCACTTTCGGTATCGGCTTGTCGAACATTTCGCGGTTGAAAAGCTCCCGAACCTCTTCCGCATCGAACTTGGCCTCGGCCTTTTGCATGTTGTCGTTAGACAACATCTTTTCTTTCTTATCTTTCTTTTCCTTTCTTCTGTTTGTGTCCCCTATGGTGTCCCCTATGGTGTCCCCTATGGTGTCCCCTATGGTGTCCCCTTGTTGTTGATAATGCTCATAATTACAGATAGTTAAGATTGGTGTTTGCCTGTTCCTTACAGTGCGCGTTATCATCCCGTCTTTCTCTATCAACTGTAAAAAGCGAATAATCCTTTTTCTATTCCGTCCCCAACGTTCTGTTAGGTATGATATTGAGGCGATAACTTGTCCGCGTTTCAGTGTAAACAGATGCCCGTCGTGCATCACCTCGTGGTCACGCCATGCGACCATTGCAAGCAAGTCAAACCACCACTTGAAAAACTCTGCATCTTGGAATATCCAATGCGCGGTTATGTCGCGGTTTAGCTTTATCCAATTTCCCATGTTTAATATGCCTCTTTTGATAACATTATTTCAAAACCGCGTTCGGCAGCATAAATGGGCTTGCCCGTGGCCTTGCCTATCTCGCTTTTGAACAGTTCCGCATTTGAGTTGTTGCCGCTAAGATGTATCAGTATGATTTCTTTCACCTGCGTAATGTCGTTCCCCGTCAACACTCCCTTGGCTGTCTGCAATTCCATGTGTGAGCGCATAAGGCGTTCACGCATTACGGCAGGTACAAGGCCGCTGTCGATATTGCGTTGAAGCGTGGCATCTGAATAGTTGCATTCAAGCATGATGTGGTCAAGGGGCGGCAATTTCCATTCGAGCATCATCGTGTCGGTGACGAATAGAAGTTTGCCCATCTCGACATGCTCGACAATGAACCCTACGCAAGGCACGTCATGCGCCACATCAAGGACTAATATGCGAAATCCTCCAATGACATATCCGCGCATTGATTGGATTGTTTTGCATAATGTGCGATATTTAACGTCTAGCGCGACGAATACGTCCTCGATGGCTAGCACCCTTATCCCTGCCTTGATAACGTCATGTAGGGCTTTGGAATGGTCTGAATGCCTATGGCTCACGAGGCAGCCGACAACGCCATGCAAGTCGTAATCAAGTCCTCGCTTTATCTCGCGGAATGGCAAACCGCATTCAAGGATGAGCTTTTCTCCGTTATCGGCCTGCAATATGTAGCAGTTCCCGCTACTACCAGATCCTAGGCATTTCAGTACCATTCCAAATTCTCCTACACATTTCTTAGTAATTAGGCGCGGCATCAGCATTTTGTTCGGCTGGTGCTTGTCCCTGCGTTATTTCTCCAGTCTCCGTGTTGACATGTTCGTATTCCACGGTCTCGGCAATGATTGTTTTGCTGTTAGCATGCTCGGCGATGGTTTCATCGCGAGAATTGCCTGCATCCTCAACATCTTTGTCCATTGCGGTCTGCATTTCAACGGAAAGGTAACCATACTTCGACAGCAGTCGGCGTATTACGGTCTTCAATCCCATATCGTTGAAATTTCCCGACCACCCCACTTGTGAGGATACCGCGCCCGACTGAGCTGCAGCAACCAGAGCCTCGGCCGTGGGCTTGTTCTTGCCTTTGAAAGACGGCGAGTAACGCAATGCGTAGGCAGCCATTTCTTCAATAGGCACGTAGAGTGTTTTTGAAAAGCCGTTTAACAGCTCGAAATAACAGAAGTAGCCGACAATTTTGTCGGATTTTTTCTCTCCATCGAACGCGACCTCGCCTTTGAGCTTGTCGACCTTACGGAGTTCGCCCTCATAGACGAAGTCCGCGTTGATGGTGCGGTATTGTCCTGTGCGCATCGCCAGTTGGATGTAACCCTTATAACCAGGTACGAATGTTGGTGTTGGCACTTTCGCCCAAGAGCCATCAGGGTTCTTTACGTTGTTGTTGAACACGATGATATAGGCGAAACCCAACGCCTTATTCAGGGGCAGCCGCATGGTGGCGGCTCGCAATGCCTCCATAACAATAGCTTTGGCATCGCACGCCTGTAGTTGTTTGTCCCCCGTGTAGAGGTCGATGAGCGATGCTACAAAAGCATCCTTATGCTCGCCAAGGGCGTTTTTGAACTGGTCTTGAGCTGAAGGTGCACTTACGATAGATTTAAGCATATCGATTGGGCGCGGTGTTTTTGTAATTTCAGTTGTCATAATCTTTGTTGTTATTGTTGTTAACTAAATTTCAATTGTTCATCCTCGGTGACAACCAAGCGGATGAGTTGAGATGGAGTAGGGAGTATCGAGTTGATACTCTCTGCGTTGTCGACGAATATGGGCGCGGAGATGTTTTCGGAGTGACAAATTGCGTTGATTATATCGATGCCAATATTTATAACCATTGCATTGTTCTGCGTGGAATATGGTACACCGTCCACTACCGCCTCGCACGTTTCGACAACGCCTCCATTAATCTGCGTGTCGAACATCTTGAATTTTACCATTGAGAACATGGAGTTGATTTTGTATTCAACGAGTTTAACACGCGTTTTGGCAAATTCCAGCATTGTATCTTCAATACCCTCTAGTTCTGCTAATTCCTCTGACTGTACGCGCAGTTGTTTCTCTAATTCGGCGAAACGTTCATGCCCACCCTTGACGTATTCTTCTTTCGCAAGTTCGGCCTTAATGCTGTCAATTTCGGCCATCATACCGCGCTTAGCAGATGCGAGAGTGTCCGTGTCGGGCATGTCGTCCTTGGCCTCCGCCTCGATTTCAGATTGTAGTACATTGGCCTTGTCTTTAAGTTCGGCCAATTCCTTGTCTGATGCCATTAATGGCGTTGCATCGGGTTCGGCCAATTCCTTGTTGAACATCGGGTTCTCCGTATATTCACGGATAGCTACCTCATTATTGGCGATGCAGCTTCGTAATGTCTTGATTTCAGCCTCAACGGCTTTCATCCTTTCGGAATTGGCCTTTCCGCGTGCAGTGTTGTCTTCCAGCTTTTGTTTTTTCTCTTCATTGAAATGCTCGGTCATTTCGCGCTGCTTAGCCTCGATGTCGTCAATATCGAAGTGGCGGTGGCAGGTGGGGCAAACAAAATCCTTGTCATCAAACACAAGTTTTGAATTATTGATTTCGTGCCATTCTGCAATCATCTCCTCGCGAACCTTGACCCACTTTTCTAATTCTGTCTGCTTGTTCGCAATTTCTGTTTCGAAACGCGCGATTTCGCCTTTAAGCTTTTCTACCTGATAATGTAGTTCCTGCTGCGTGTCCAGCTCATTGCGGTAGCCCTTGTATGCATCTTCCTTAATTTCGGCTTCGCGTTTGACTATTTGGTTTTTGATGTCGCCCAACTCGCGCGACTTTTCCAAGCGTGCCCCCATCTTGTCATTATATGCCTTGGTGATGTCGGCAATATGATCTTCGACCTTGGCGAGTTCGGCCTGTTTTTGTTCTAGTTCTGCCCTTAGCCTATTGAAATTTATTGGCCTGCCGTCCTTGGCGCATTCCATCATGGCGATCTGACGCTTACACTCGTCCATACGTTCGGGTATAGCCTCAACGTCAGCCTTAATGCGCTTTTTCTTGGCAGCAATCTCACGCTTGAACTCTTCCATCGTCTTGCCCGTCATTTGGGCAAGTAGGTCTTGAAAATTCTTGTAGTCCTTGGCCACCTCCTCGTCCGTAACTTCTCCCGCCATGCGGAAGAGCATTGTGCGCTGTACATCGGCTTTTTGCGAGGCGAAATACAAGGGATTGGTGATGAACTTAAACACTTGCTCGGGGCATATACTCTCTATCTTCTCTGCCCAGTCTTTCACGGACATCGGAACATCGTTATAAAGGCGTTCTTCTTCGTGTCCAGTCATTTCTTCTGTGGTTGTACCGCGTTTTTTTTGCCATTTTTCGGCAAAACGGCGTGTTAAGGTTATTTCCTCGCCATTAACATCCAGTACTCCCGATACCTCGTGCGGTATGCGTGGAATGGTTTGCCCATCCTTTCCGTAGGTTTTGATGCCGAACTGCTTACGTTCTTTGCTGTCCTTGCCGAACAAAAGCCAAGTGAATGCGTCAAAGATGGTGGTCTTTCCGAGACCGTTACGGCCTGAAATGGTGGTTACACCCTCGTTGAAGTCTATTGTGAGACTTCTAATCCCCTTGAAGTTGACAAGGGATATTTTTTTTATTACAATTCTCTTCATTTTGTTTTAGGTTTTATCTTTACATTCTGTTTAGAGCCACGTGTGTCGAGGCCTTTTTGTTTATCTCCTCATTGGTAGGGATGCGTTGGCTAAGCTGCCAATCCTCTATCTCGGATTTCCTGAAATAGGTTTTGTTGCCCTTTCGATAGTGCGGTATGTCGCGGTCGCATACCAAATGGCGTACACGGCTTGTCGATATGCCGAGCAGCATTGCCACTTCATCCGTCGTTAGCACGTTTTTCGAGCCGATGGTGATAAGCTTTTCAATGCGAGCAAGTCTGTCCACTACTTCCATGTCATTCCTCCTTAGATATTTCTTTTAATTCGGGCAATGAACCATTGCCCATCCAACGTTTAGCCATACGGTAGAAAGCGTATGCGGCGATTGCGCCGATAGCCTTTGAGGTTGCGAACTCTGTTAGCCACTCGATGCTGTTATTGTCTGTTTTAGGTTCAGAAAACAACCCTAGAATTGCGATAAACGCAATGGTAGTTAGTACGTGATAACGCCAGTTCTTAATAAGTTTTGCCATAATAATGTATGTTTACGCGGTTCTTTCGATTAATGGCAGTATGCCTGCCTCTTTCAGGGCGTTATACAGAAACATCCGTCCTCGTTGTGTCCATTCCGTGGACAACCGTGTGTCGGGTCGACCGTCCGAATGTTGAAACGCGATGGTCTTGCTGTGTACATAGCCTTTGCCCATGAACTCGGTGTACAATATCCATTGGCCGTTTACCTTGCGTTGGATGCGCATTTCTTTCAGCCGCTTGTTGAAGCTTACGGCAGACATTCCGTAATCGGCTGCCACCTGCGTTGTGGCCAACGTTCCCTTACTTTCAAGGATAACATTAAGGTAGTCGTTGCCTTTCTGCATTTGCGCTATCAGCTGTTTTTGCTCGTTGTTCTCGACTTGAAGCTGCTGGATGCGCGCATTGCGGCTAGCGATGGTGTTTTGCGCCACAATCATTGCCTTGGCCATTATCTCCGCATCGCTCATTTCGGGGGCAGTGGCGATGTAACCGCCCGTCTTACGGATGGATGGTAAGACTTCCGATGTCACCCACTTTCGGAAAGCCTTGGCCTCGGGTTTGCGGCTGTCCAATATCACATCATATAGGCCGTCTTCGTTGACAAATAGTGCTTGCTGTATTCCGCCTGCTGTTTCAAGGGGGTAATTTGAAATTACCTCCCTGCTAAGTCGCTGATTAACACCCTTAGCCGACAAACCTAGTGCGCTGCACACATCTGCCAAACAAAACATCGGACTATCAGCCGTACCCACCGTGCGTATCTCCCCGAATTGGGGGCTGTTGAAAATAATTATCTGATTGTCCATATCGCTAATTGTTTGTAGGGAATAATTGTTCGGCATCGCACCCAAAGTGCTGCGCCATTATCGTTCTAGCCAGTTCATCGGGGACTTGCCGTCCCGACAACCACATCTTAACCGTGTTGGTTGAGCGGTGTGTGATGTTGGCCACCATTGTGATGAAGTGTTGTGCGGCCGTGGGCTTATCCCTTTCAGCTTCGTATAGTTCCTTGAAAGTTTTTTTCTTTTCCATTCTTTTTTTTCTGTGTTTAATGAGGTAGGGCACACCTAAGATGTGAAGTGTCAAATTCTAATCTTGCAGTGAAAAGGTTTGCGCCCTACCCGAAATTTTGTTACCTTTGCGTTGTCAAATTCTTAATTATGGATATTAAAAAGTTTAAAGAAAGGGCGGAGGCC